TAGCAATCCTAAAATCACTAGCCTTTATACCCTTTCCTTTCCCATCTCGCAACTGATTCGAGTGGGCTGCGACTACCGTTCCGTCCTCCTTGCCGCAATGCTGGCAGGGTAGGTGTCTGGCTCTCTCAAGTAGCTTCTTGCTTCTGTACATTGAACCTCTTAGACGGATAATTTACAAACGACTCGCCTTCGTTACATTCTTCGCAGCAGGTAACGATCTCTCCGGATAAGTCCCTAGCCCTCGGAACCTCATCCCAGTCTACTACCCAACCACACCACTCACATTGTGCCAAATTACTATCGTCTGGTATTGTGTATTCCATGTCTATCCCCCTGACTTTGTTGCTGGTTTAGCAAATTCTCCAAACAATTCAATGGCTGCATTTTTGTATGCTAAAGCAGCTTCTTCAATGGTTTCAAAAAATCCAAGCCCATACCTTTTTCGGTTTTTCCAAATTTGAGCATGGTATTTTTTTGTATCTTTCCTCCAAATTACTCCCTTGTAGCCACTTGTATTCGCTTTAGATAGTTTGCTATTTGCTGTATTTAAACTTTGATTTGTCTCTCTTAAATTTTCAATCCTGTTGTCAAAAGAATCACCATTGATATGGTCGATGTACTTAGGAATGTATCCGTGATGGTACAAAAATATTGCCTGATGACAATAAATGTTTTTCCCTTTGATGCTTGTTCTTTTATATTTTTTCCCTCTATTTACTGGATTTGACCATCCAACGATTGATCCAGCTTTTTCTCCACCAGCATCAAAATTTCTAATTAGGTTGCCATCTTTGTAATTAAATAAAAACTTTACAAGTTCTTGAGTAATCATTGCGTTATCCTATCCATAGTTCTATTGCTAGCTTCCTGAGTCCTGTAAACGTCGATACGAGCCTGTGCCGCTATCAATTGCCATCTAAGTTCCTCAGCAGCCTCTACAGCCGCCTGAAGGCCTTTTAGTAAGGCTTGATACTCTGGGTGAGCGTAAGCCTGATTCTCCCTGTCAGCTACCGTATTCCCGATTGCCTGTGAGAATAAGATCGCCTTCTTGCTTTTACGAAACTCCTCAAGGTACGTTACCTCGGCCTTAGCCTTAGCGTAAGCCGTAGAGTTTCGGTAGATAAAGTCGATTGCCTCGTGAGGATCAACCTTCATGGGATGCCTCTACGATAGCGATTCGCAATGCCTCAACCAACTTCTCAGCGTTCTCCGGCGTTATGCAGAGATTGGCACTACCGTTTCGGACTATGATGTTGACCCAGACATCCTCGCCTATGGTGTCAACGTAAATGCCTTGGTGCTGCTCTACACCTTCGATTTTGATTGATTCCATGTTGTTCCCCTAGAACGCCGGGGTTTCCCCCGGCTGGTTGATTAATAACTAGCTGGTGATGAGATGGTCATCCGGGTATCGAATTCAGGTGAGTTTTTGAACTCTACCAATTCGCGGAAGTCAGCAAACCAGTAATGATGATGGCTGACTTTGGCAAGCCAATGAGTTTCGATGAGCTTGCTGTCGAATTTGTTGGTGTATGTCATCTTGATCCCCTTAGTCATCCCGCTGTGTGCTGCGGTATGGACAGATACTCTCACAAACGGTTTCCATAGGTAAACACATTTATTTCTATCGGTAAACACTATTGCTATAGGTAAATCCTATTCCGGCTATTTCCAAGGATTTAGCTTCTCCTGATCCATAACGTAGGTTTCTCCATGCCCTAAGTTCTTTAGGTTTTCCTCTTTGATTAGTTGGCTCTTTCTTGTCCATCCGGGGAAAGTTACGCTCTTGCCATTAACGATAGCCAAAACATAAACATCTACATCGTCGTTTAGCTTGGTAGTTGCCAATAACCTACCGTCTTTGTATTTGGTTGTTTTTATGTCAATCCGCTGTCCCTTAAAAAAACAGTCGTAAGACCCTGACCTAGTTTTAGCGATTAAGTCTGGGAAAACATTGTGTAGCTTACAAAATGCGTACTCGCCAATGATCCCTGTTAAGTCTGTCTCTAGCGCAGACTGATTGCCCATTTGACAGTCTTTGGTATTGCTAGCCCTAGAAACCATATTCCTCATAGCTGCAACCATTACGCATAAATCGTAGTCCTCATCCGTTATCGTTATGGTCTTCATGGCTCCCGGCACACCTCTTTCACCGCTTTAACAGCCTCAATTACGTTAGTAACCACCGCAACCTGACCTTTCCAAGAGTGATGCCATAAGACCTGATCCGGGGTCAGCTTGGCTTTATCGTCCTTCTTTATTTCTAGCAGGACGTTCTTGCCCTTGTATCCAACCAGAATATCCGGACAACCTTTGCCTACCCCGTGAAGATGCTCGACTTCCATCCCCAAGCGTCTTAGCTCTTTCACAATCTGGACTTGATTTGAATCCACCCGTTTATAGACCACGCCAATCCCCCCATTTACCTCGATTTCCACGTTCCCATTGGGTTCGGCAATCCTTCTCTAGCTGGTCTCTCCTGTCACCCTTGACCCTAGCCAAATAGTCCATTGCCTTGCCCCTGTCCTCAGTTCTCATCGCTAATACAGCGCGGACTTCACAACGATGCCTATGCCTTAAAACTTCCTCGGTTGTCAAAGTCAATTCTCGCTCCTATCCTCTCCACAAACTGCTGACTCAGACTGTCGTACCATAAACCGTACCACTCAGTGCCATCCCCGTTCCTTTGCTTCTCGCACATTAGGTAGGTATCTGGCTGAGTCTCGTCTATCTGTTCACCCCGATTCTTCTGGTTTTCTTTTTTCTTATTTCTCCAAACCAAAAAGACGTTATCCACCTGATCGGAGATACTCCCTGACCCTTTCAAGTCGTTTTTGTTCGGCTGTGTCTCGTCAGTCTGCTGCTTGCGGATATGATGAACTAGGTGGATGTGTACGTTGTGATCCCTAGCCAATGCCGTTAGCTCGTCGATAAACGACTTCTGCCCGTTAAAGTCATCCTCGTTCTTGACGCACTTCATCAGGCTGTCGATAACGATATGCTTGACCCCTAGCTCGATGGCGCAATACCGACTCATAGCAATCACCTTCTCCGGTGAAGTAGTTCCCTGCTGGTCGTAAAGGTACATCTTGTCGGATAGAAACTTATCCATCCGGTCAACCATCTTCGTGATAAATCCTGCCCTGTCGTGAGTCAACGGATCATCCAACGATTCCCCGGAAAACTGTCGGAGCATCCTCTGTAGCGTTCTCTCAGGCTTCATCTCAAACGATGCTATGCAGACTGACTGACCCTGCTTGACCAGATTCAACGCTATCTGACCTGTGATAAGCGATTTACCACCACCGTTAGAACCAGCGTAAACAGTTACTTCACCCTCACGATAGGCAAAAGAATCATGCGTCTTAGGCCAAGGCATAACGACTTTCTTCTCTACCGTTTCCGATAGGTAAGCCTCTTTGATGGAATCTAGCCATTCAGAAGCCTTCTTAACCCGTATCGTTACGTCGTTGGAATGTAGATACTTCTCAACGTCAATAGTCTCTGACTTTAGGATTCGAGCCTTCCTAGCCTCGTCCAGTTCTATCGCTCTTGCCTCAAGCCTCATTTTCGCTCCTTAACTCGGTTTCTATTTTTTCTTCAACAAACGCTTTTGCAATGTCGTATGCCAAAACAATAAATGCAATAGGAACCATGAGCAAAACAAGTGGGGCTAAAATTATCCTCATGTGTTCTTCTCCTTCAGCTTGGCTTCGATGGCGCGGATAAAATTAGCAAGCAACGGCACTTCAACGTGATGCAGCCCATCAAACACAGTCAGCATCCCAATTTCCTCATCCGTCAGCCCTATGAACTCACGCTGTGGTGGGGCGTTGACGGTCAAGATGCCATCCTGCTTTGCTCCGCACTTTGTGCATTCGATTTCCATCAGGTATTTGTCTGCCACCGGTTCCGGTTCAGGCTGCTGCGATATAGAACCTTTTTGATACCGATTATGGTCTCCACTCATAATTCTTCTCCTTTACTTTAGCCAGCAGTAAACTGGCAAATTCACTAGGTTTTTTAGTTACGTTCCAGAGTGCCTTAATCTCTGCCGTAGACAGTTCTTTCCACTCTGCAACAGGCTTTTCCTCTACAGGCTCAGGTGGGAACTCAATCAGCACATCTCCCGCTAGCCGATTACTGATGATCTTCGTTAGCTCGTGATTTGAGTACACCATCTTTAGAATATTCA